CGGCGTAGTTCAGCGACAAGCGAATCTCGTTGCCGGAGAAGCCGGCCCATTTGCAGACGATGGTCACGTCGCCCGCCGCGGCCCGGCCGAGCCGGCGGCCCTGCTGGCTGACGACCTCGTCGACCGACGGCCGGGTGACATTGGTCGGCGCGGCGATCACCACGTCGGTCACCGGGCCGATCTCGTTGCTGACCGCAGGCAGGCTCGGGCCGCCGGCGTTGGTCGCGACGACCTCGGCCGAGATCATCGCGCCGATGTCGGCGGCGGCGAGCGTGTAATTGGCCGTCGTCGCGCCCACGATCGCGGTCCCGTCGCGCAGCCAGCGATAGCCGAACGAGTCGGGATTGCCGGTCCAGGTCCCGTTGGTCGTGCTCACCTCGACGTCGACCTCGGGCGCGCCGGAGGCGCTCGGCGACAAAAGATTGAGCGGCGCGCCGCCGGCCCCAGGCCCGGAGGCGATCACCGGCAAGTCGCCCCGCGCGTTGATCGCGTCTGCGATCGCGTCGGCGATATCGTCCTCGCTGTCGTTGCTGCCGATGTTGATCGGGACATGGTCGGCCCCGACATAGAGGTGGATGGTGCCAGCCTCGGTCGCCGCGGCGTTGACCTTGACCACGCCCACCGCCTTGGTGCCGGTGCTCGGCGCTTTGCAGCCGACGCCCCAGACCTCATTCGCGAAGTTGCCCTTGAAAAAGGCCTTGAACATGCGGCTCATTTCCGAGCCCTGCCCGTACCGCGCGTCGGCTTGGCTTTGGGTGGCGATCGGAATCGGCACGCTCTCGGCGGCGTCGCCCTCCGGAAGCATGATCCCGGCGAGGAGCGCCGGGAGCCGGAAGGACGGCAGGCCCGCCATCGAGGAATCGACCTCGGCCCAATAGAGCGGCACTCGCCAATTGGCCGGGATAGCGGAGAACGAGATAGGCATGGCTTTAGCTCCTGCTTGCAGGTGAAAGGACGGCGCGATGATGGGGATCACGGCCCTATTGCGGGCGCTGAAATGCCGCCTCGGTTGGTGCGGCGGCGACGTCGTCTCCGGCTGGCACGACGGCGTTCTTTGGACGGGGTGGAAATGCCGGCGGTGCGGCGCGGTCCGGCACTACGCGCCGGTCGAGGAGCGCCGGCGGTAGTTCTTAGGTCCGGTTGCCGGACCAGGCGGACTCCTCGGCGGGCTCGGGCTCGGAGCGCTTGGACTCGGCGGGCTTGGCCTTCTCGGCCTTCTCGGCGAGGACGATGGCGCCCTCTTTCAGCCGCCGGCGGGTGAAGCGGTCGAGCGGCCATTCCGCGCCGCCGGAGCCGTGAAAGCCGATCCCGCTCGGATGCTCCAACATGCGGCGCATCGCATCGTTGGCGGGCATGACTTTGACCCGCGGCGTGGCGTTGGCTTTCTTCAACATCTCGAGCCGCGCCAGCCGCGCGTTGGTCGCCGGCGCGCGGGCCGCCATCGCCGTTCGCATTCTCGTCTCAACCATTTTTCGCACTCCTCGGCCGGGTGAAGCGGATCGGCATTTCGATCTGCTGGATTTGCTCGTGATCCGGGAAGCCGATGGCCGTCTTGAAGTCGATTTCCAGGAGCTCATCCTCGATCGTCGGCGTGAAGTCGCGGCGGTACAGCAGCGAGACGTCGTACTGTTGCTCGGCGATCGGGGTTTCGTTGGCGGAGGCCATCGCGCCGTAGACCCGGCGCGCCGCCTGCCGCGGGACCGCCTCGAAGCGCGCATTCATCGGCGAGCCGTGGCCCAGGCGCGGATTCCAGGTGTCGAAAAAGTTGGTGAGATACGGGTCGCGCCACAGCCCGCCCATGAGCGCGATGTAAAGCCGATCGAGCGTCGTCTCGGTCGCCCGCGGATCATTGTTGACGATCACCATCGAGAAGCCGATCCGAGCGGTGACGATAAAATTGAACTCGCCGGCGTTGCCGTCGCCGTCCGGAATCATCGTTTCGTCGATCACGTAGACGCCGAGCGACGGAAGATCGGCGGTCTGGGTCGGAAGCTGTTTCGTCTCCCGCACGTTGAAGCCGTCGAACGCCGGCAGGCGGATCGCCGTCTCTTTGAAGGCGTCGCGCAGCGCCAGCGTGAAGCTCTGCGTCTCCTCTTCGATGGCGCGCACGTTCATGGCCGGCTCGGCTCAAGGCGACGAATGATCAGCGTGGTGAGCCCGCCGCCATCGGCCGTCCCGCTGACGACTTCGAACAAGCCGGCGGCCGGTACCGTCCCGTCGGCGGGAATGTCGATCCGGTCGCGCTGCCGCGGCAGGATGGCGAATTCGATCTCGCGGATGTCGAGGTAGGTTTGCTGGTCGGTGATCACCGAGCCGTCCTCGGCCGCCACGTCGAGTTGGCTGGTGCCGAGATAGCCGCGGGCGCGATAGCTCCCGGCGCCGGGCTGCGAGGCGACCGGCGTCACGTCGATCGGCCGGGCGAAGACATCCATCGCCGGCAATTTGACCAGGGCCGACATATCGAGGCCCATTCAGAAGCTCCGATCGAGAAGGGCGATGAACCGCGCCTTGAAGCGTTCGATGAGTTCGCGCCGCAGCGGCGGCCGGCGGCTCACGATCACGCGCTCATGCTGGCCCGCCTTGCGCAGGCGGCGGACCACGCGCCGGCGGCGCTTGACCCGATAGCGGGAGGTCGGCCAGATCACGGTCGCGGCGCGGGTGAAGTTGGCGGTCGGCCGCTCGGCGTCGATGGTCCGCGTCAAGACCCGCTTGCGGCCCATGTCCTCGGACTGCCAATCGGCGAACTCGACCGGCAGCGCCGCCCTTAGCTCCTCGGCCTGGCGCTCGATCGCGTCGAGATGGCGCAGGACCGCGCTCGGATCGAAATCCGCGGTGATCTCCATTTCAAACCTTCATTTGAAGTTTTGAAAACACTCACGCCCAAAGGCGGGTGTAATGGTCGAGCAGCGCGTCGACCGCCGGGATGCCGGAGCGCGTCGCGCCGCCGGCGGCGCCGGCCTTGGCTTGCTGGTTTGGATCGAAGAACAAAACGCGCGAATCCTTGTGCGCGATCATCCGAATGCCCTCGATGCTCTCTCGGGTCGCCTGGCTGCGCTGCTGGCTGAGCATGAGCAGCGTCGCCTGCTTGAGATCGAGCGGCGCCTCGTCGGGCAATTCGTAGCCGCCCCAATAGGTGATGCTGACCGGCTCGGCGAAGCGGCCGAAGCCCCATAGCGTCCCGCTCTCCTCCTCGAGTGCGTATTCGTCGGGCGCGAGCAAGCCTCGGCCGCCGATGGTCACCTCCTCGATGCCGTCCTCCTCGACCGGGAAGTGGCGCAGGAACAGCTTGGTCGCGGCGAAGTCGAACCAGGTCTCGACCACCTTCTGCTTCGCCATCATGCGGTTGACGAGCCGCATGATCGTCGCCGAGGCGATGGCGATTTGCAGTTCGAGCGTCTCGTCGGCGATGTCGTCCACGGGGCCGTTGACCGGCATGCCGAGCAGGAGCTTGGCCTCGCGCAACGTGAGAAAGCTCGCGTTGTCGGCCGGTTCGAGGACCTTGACCCGGACGTCAGCCATCCGTCACCACCAGAAAAATCGTAAGATCGGCATTGGCGCGCTGCGCTGCCTTTCTGCGTCTCATCCGCCGTGGTGAGCGTGAGCCCTGAGTGATCTTGGCTTCGAAGCGCAGCGCGTCACCAAGCCGGCGTCAGCCAGGCGACCGCCGGCGCGCGCAGCACCCACGACACCGGCAAGAGGAACCGCAAGCCGGTTGAATCCTGCTGCCAGGCCGAGCGGACCGGCGACGCCATCACGCCGCCGCCGTCGACGATCTCGGACGGCGTATCGTCCATGTGCAGCAGGACCTCGCCGCCGGCGTCGATCCGCGGCGGATCGATCGCCACCGCCAAGGCCGCCGCGGCGATTGCGATCAGGTTCGGCTGGTCGGCGATCAAGAGCGGGAACGGCGCGCGCTGGCCGAGGAAGCCGCGCATCATCATCCGGACCGCCTGCTTGGGCGGCGCGACGATGGCGATGTTGCCGTTGCCGCCGTAGGCCTTGAGCTTGTCGACCAGCGTCTCGACGTCGGCGA